TAACTATGTATTCTTGTTCAAACTGATTACAGTCTTCATCAAAACAGATACAAATAATCTGAAATTTAAATTTATCTAAACCATATTTCTTAAAAGCATTTGAAAGATATGTTCCTAAGTTTCTATTTGAAGGCCATCTATGTTGTCTCCATCTACTTTCTACATCTTTGCAAATTGTTTGTCCAATATATTGTTTACCACTTATCTTATTTGTTATTAAATAAATATATCCCATCTATACTAAAAATAGTTTTTATAAAATAATCAATTTTCGTCTATCTTATGTAAGAAATATCTTTATCTCATCACCTACTTCACCCAATTCAAGATGCCGAGTAATCCAATCCACCTCAACTTTCCCGCCCTTATCTAGTTTTTCCTGCTGATCCGGCCGCAATAAATCATCTACACTTTTCCTACTAATGTCCAATTCCTGCAAAGAAAAGCGAACATTTTGTTTCTTTTCTTCTGCAAGACGCATACGATTCATAAGGATTTCTATGCTTCCGCACAACTTATAGCGCCTGTAAAGAAGTCGGGAAGTATACTTGCCAATCCCCGGTGCATAATCCGTTCCTAGCAAACAAGCAAATTCCCGAAATTGGGAAACAGAAAGACCAATATCATTGCAAATATCAGCAAGAGCAAAATTATGAAATATACAATCTTGTAGATTTTCTGCTGAAGGCACGAGCAGATTCTTCACACCTCTTGCAAGAAAATCATAATCAGTTGAAATCACAGCGTCAATTTCGCCCTTGTATTCCATATAAGCTAGAAGTGCATCCGCTTCACCCAAGGCATGAACAAAAGGTGTCCCCGTTGCATACAAGAGTTGCTTCACTGCATCACGATCTTCTGCTCGTATCTGAGGAACAGATTTGCGACTACTATAAATCTTATCTTGCAAGATCCCCCTCTGTTCGCAACTTAGATCTACACCTTCTAGCGCTGATTCTAGGGCAGAGCACAACTTATCGGTATCTTCCCGCTGCTTCTTACGAACAGCCATAATTTGTGCCTTTTCTGGAGGAGGACTGCCATCAAAGACAACCACCAATTTAACATTATGAAGACGAGCCTCTGCAAGAAAATGAGACAAATTGTTTAGAAGAGGTAAATTTACAGATCGGCTTCTATATAGAAGACATAAGATATCAACACCTATGCGTTTACCAGACCATTTACTTAGCTTAGTTCTACGATCTCTTGAGGAAGACCAAAAGAGAAATGATGAGAGTCCGCGGATACCCATGTATAGAAAAGTTTAATTAGCTATTCTATTCAGACAAAAATATATATCAAATTTTTGCAAATTACTTCCATAGCGTTACTGTAAGAACAATTTTCTCTTCACTTTTCTGAACCTTCACTGTATCCAAAGGATTTATAATTTGGATATCACCCTTAGGATAGTTGGGTGGCGGAGGCATCTCAACCTTCTTTTTTGTTTGCGCATAGAGAAAGAAACTTATTGCCATCAAGCAAATGGCAATTATATAACCAACAGACCAAGGCTCCTTAAAGACAAGGATACATGCTAGAGATCCCAGCAGAGAACCGGTAGACTGCATAAATTCAAAGAAGAATGCATTTGAATGCTTGATTGTTGCATATTTAAAATTTCGTGTGATCATTTTAAGAATTGGTAGAGCCAAGGAAACACAGGCAACCAGAATAAGACCCCCATTGTCTTGACTTGCAGCACCAATATCAATAGGCCATCTACTAATTTCTTTACTGAATGTTGCATAAACAATAATAAAAGTAGATGCAATTATACTAGATACAATAGACATTTCAACCATTCGAATATCATAATTATCCCATTTAGGTTGAATATATTCTTGCACCACATTTGTGACTCCAAGAAGAAAAGCATGAATTAAGGCCGTAGTTATTCCTACCTTAAAATCTGCACCTTTCATATCTTCTTGATCGGTGAAAAGACTAGTAAAACTAATACTAAATGCAGATGCAAGACAGAATAACGCAGCAGATAAATGCCACATAGTAAAGATTTTTTTGAGAAATATTTTGCTTAACACAATATTGAAGAAAATACTTGTGCTAATCAACAGAGAAAATACGCTACCAGGTATACTATTTAGACTTATATTTCGTAACAAAGTAAGAGCAAAGAGTAAAATTCCTAGCATACTATTCTGTCCCCAATACACGTTTTTTAAAGCATTTCTTTCTTTCCACTGATAGATATAGACTGGTAAGAGAAAGATCCACATTTGATTACTTAAGAATGCAGTATACGTAGGTAGTGCTAGAGGCACTGAATTATAATTTAAACTTTTTACAGCAACAGTTTCTCCAGCAGAAGAAATTGCATAAATAATTCCATAAAAGATTGCATATAACATTTGTGCTATTTGTAAAAGGACTAAAAAGAATCAATTTTTAGGCAACTATACAAACTTCTTCTCTTGTTCCTTTCGTATTTGGTTGTCTCGTATTTGATTGTCTCGTTTTTTTATTTTTGCGTGAATTAAACTTTCTTTCCCAAAGTAATAATTTATTCACATTATTTGGATTTTTCTCATTCTTTATTTCTTTTAAGATAAATCGTTTAAGATTAGCCCGATTTTGATTTGATCTTTTTGTAATATTTTTTATTGTAGTCTTTAGTTTAATAAAATCTGCTTGTGCTTTCAAGAAAGACATATAATTTTTATTTTCTGGACTTTGTTCATACGGTTTTTCATTTGCCATTCCCTATCTTACGCAGTCAAAAGAACCTGTGAAATATCTAAGAATACTGATTCCAAGAGAAGAGGTGTCCTGTAGGAAGCAGATCCTGCAAGAGATCCAATAATTTTTAAACATTTTAAATATCGCATTTCAGTAATTTTTCCACCTAGGTAAAATTCAGTCATTGCTTGAAACAAGAGTTCGATTGCCTCCAATGTGCTTAAATTCAACCCTAGCAGTGAATACACAATTTCCCGCACCCAGAATACAATTTCAATATCTGGAGGCATCTTAGGCACCTTTGCTTCTTCTTCTAGCAGAGTTCCAATTATATTCCGCATGTAAGGAAGCATGGGATGTGCTAGAGACGTCGGCAATTTAGGACATTGAATCTTTACAAAAAGATCTTCCAAAAAAGAAATTGCAGGATTCATTTCACGAGCAGATAACCAGATGCAAGTAGTTGTATTAGATCCCATGCAGAATTGTTCTAGAGTTGCTCGAATTCGTATTGCTGTAGAAAGAGACATTGCATGCGCTCTTCTAATAACTAAAAGTCTCTGTTTTCCGAAAAAGTTCTGAACAACATCGGCATGCTGAGTTAGCCGTAACAAAAGTTCAGGTAAAATTTGCTTTTCTTGCATAGAAAAATCAGTAATATCTATTTCAATATGCGTAGGTGCAATAATAATTCGTGCCTTGTAATCATCGTGCATTTGTAGCTCCTTGACTTCAAAAGAAAATCCATTAAGTTCAGATTCCGGAACTCCAGCAGCTCTGCGAATTTTTTCCAACTTTCCAGTTCCTCCTAAGCCCAACCACAAAATTGGTAAATTAGTTTTTCTTATTTGCTGCATTCTGATTTAAATAACATAGTCTATTACTCTCTAAATATGGAGTGTGCCGTTCCATGGCAACGATTTGAACCATCTAAATGTATACTAGGTCAGAAACAACAAAATAAAAGATACCCTACAGCGGAATATATATCAGTTTCATACAAAGATTCTATGATTGAAATGCCCTCTTTTCAAATAGTTTCACCTTGGTTATCAAAACCAGCATCATGTAATACAGCCGATATTTTAGAAATCGGTTGGTGCGTATCAGAACATCCGTTTTTCCAAAAACTCAAGATGCTTCACGAACAGATGAAGGTGAATCTGCTAGCAAATCATAAAATAAAGCTAAATTCAAATCCCTATCTGTTATCCATTTATCTTGATAAAGGTAAAACAGTTGCGAAAGATTTAATAAAGAATGAAGAAATTATCTTAACTGAAGAAATTGTGAAGAATCCTTTGCAACAATACAAATTATGCATTCGTCTTGCTGGAATTCATGTGCAACATGGTTCGGCAAATTACAGATTTAAGTGCCTAGGTATTTTGCTGAGATAAAAGTGATTTTTTGGCATCATGCACAGAAACAGCAGAAGCCAATGCACCAAAGAGTGTTAGAGGAAATAGGAAAATATGGATAACAAAAACAAGCCAATACAGAAGTGTTGTCATATCATTATAACCAGGCATCATGTAACCAATTGATGAAAAAGTTATAATTCCTGCTAGAAGCGTTATAATTGCAATCCATAATAGAACAGCGGATACATCTCCTTCACTCAATTTAGGCACTTGTGTTGCTAAAACAGTAAATACTATAAATAAGATCATAGCGATTACAAAAATGATACCTGAAATTCCGTTATCCATCGGCATCTTCCCTAATTTATCTTACGAAGATAAAGTTTTCTTTGCATCTGCGACAGAGGCAGCAGCACCGACAGCGCCGAAGAGAGCCAAAGGTAGGCAGACCACATGAACCATAAAGACGCACCAAAGCAGAACACTTGTTAGATATAGCGGTTTAACAAAATGAGCAACTGCAAAAAACATGAAGAGTCCCAAGAAAAAACAAACAGTTAGAGCGCTAATCAAATTTTGTGCAATTGGCCCATCATAAATTGTCGGAATCTGAGCAACAATAACTAAATAAATGATTGCCGTTGTCAGAGCTGCTACCGAATAAACAGCTGCGCTAATACCTTCCATTCCTAGATAATGGTTAGGAATCAATCTGCGCTTTTACGAAAAAAAGAACATAGATAATAAAAAGAAAAGAAATAAGATACATCCACGGTAAGAAAAATCCACTGATTGCTCCCAAAGAAGTTCCGAGTGCAAACATTAAAAATATTGGAAACAAATAATCCCAGAAACCTGATAATTTATCGTCATCATTTGCCATTCTTTCCTGAAACGGTCTTACAAAATAAAAAACCCTACGATAAACAAGATGAAGGCTTCTTTATTAACTTGTAATCCAGGGACTGTAAAGGCCACACGTGATACATGCTTGCCTAGTGCAATGATTAAACGGTTAGTAAATGAATGGAATACAAGGCATCCTGAAAAACGAGTGCCTCCATCTCAAGATAAACACGTTCAATGGACAAATCTTAGAAGGCAGATGGTAACATGCGACACTGAATTCTGTGCAGTTAAAAAATTAGTGAACGGAAAAGAAAAGAAAAATTTTCAGAAATTTTTCAGACCCGAAGTTCCTACAGAATGGAAGGGTGATCCTGATGCTTGGCTATCCACTGATGATATTGAAGATGTAATGGAACAATATGAAGATGCATTTCCTACATTCGAATTCATAGGCCCCGTGCCTCTAGATTTTGATGCAAAGTCATCAGTTCCTTCATGGGGCGATTGTATTGTAGATGAGATGTGTAAATTGGATTTGCGTAAAATGAAATTGAAAGGCACAGAGAAGATTGGAATTGTTTTTAATTTTGATCCTCATGATAAACCCGGATCGCATTGGGTAGCAGCCATGCTTGATCTCAAAGAACAGATCGCATATTATTATGATAGTTACGGTAAGGGTCCACCTAAAGAAATTAATATTTTTTTCGAACGATGCAAGAAACAAGGAATACAAAAGATAGTTTTCAATGATATTCGTCATCAGCGTAAAATGAGTGAATGTGGAATGTATGCAATTTATTTTTTAGTATCCATGCTTTTTGGAAAATCATTTTCAGAGATATGCCTTGATGAATTAGATGATAGCCGCATGCTTCTCCTAAGAAAAATCTTCTTTAGCAATGGAAGTGTCACAAAAGAAGAATTGGATAATGCCTTTCAATGGTTTAATAAGAAATGAGTTTTCCGCCTAAGAAAGAAATCCAAAGGAAAAGTAATGAACAGAGGTCAACCACAGCAACCTTTTCCCCAAGCCTCCGATTTTCTCAAGCAAACAAACTATGATGCTATTTTAAATTATACGAGAAAAAGCATCACAGATTCGTATGGAGAGCTAACAGATAAAACTGATAAAAGACTTCAGGGTGTTTTAAACCACTATATGAAAGAAGTTGCAAAGCAGAATCCGGGAAAAAAAGTTCAGGAACTTAACCGTGAAACTATACGTGAAACCCTGACAAGTATGGAAGGATGGCTGCGCAGAGGTGGAGAATCAACACCTACAACGTCTGAAATTTACAGACAGCCAGAGTCAACGGATCGTCTTTATTCAAATGTTGGAGCCCAATTGATTAATCAGCAGAAGGAACGTAGTCTAGTAATGAATGCCCCTGCAATCAAGCCCGATTTTAGGGATAAGGTTGAAGAAGATGTGATTGATCCGATGCAGTTATTTGAGAAGGCTCGTCTGGCGCGTGAAAAAGAGGGTATGATGAAACCTGCAGTATCTAAGCCTGACCTTGTTCTGCGCGACGATTCTCCTGAATATAAAGTTCCTCAAAATCTACCTCAAGATGTAATTATCAGGCAGCAAGATGTGACTAAATATAAGGAAGTTGAATATAATATTTTCTTGAACTCGGGTGACAGAAATTGGATTCAAAATACGAGTGAAAATCGTTATGAGTTCAGTATCAATTTCAATGTTGCAAATAATACAAATACTTTCCCTATGTCACCCTCTGTGCAAGAAAGATTTCGTAATATAGTTCGTATTGAAACAGTCAAAGTAGTTGTTCCTTTGGAATCCCTTGACACAATTGTGCAAGTTGCATCAGCTTTATCTTATTCATCAGCGCCGGTTGTTTCCGTGCTATCATACCAGTATGTTGCTTTACGAATTGCTGAATTAAATACAAATGGTTTCGGCACAAATTCTAAATTGGACAACAGTTTTGCAATCATGCACCAAGATACGCAATGGGTATCTGACTCCTCGACGGCCTCTGCAAACAGGGGATTTGCATCTCTAACACCGAAGTATCTCAAATGCCAAAAAATCTATGCTCCGACACCTCTTGGTTCCTTGCAAAAGTTATCTATCAGAATTGAAAACCCAACTGGAAATACTCTATCAGCAGTCTCCGATGTGCAAAAAATCCAGCAGATTGTATTTAGCTCTGACTTGCAAACATTTACAGGAAATAATTCACAATCAACACTCTATATAACAGCACCTGGAACAGAGGCAACACCGGGCACAGCAACATCGACAACCACAACCACAAATGAATATATCTTTATTCAGTGCTCAACATGGTTCTCAAAGTGGCAACTCAATTACCCTGATAAAATTGTGATTAGTAATTTTGTGGTAGGAGGCACATCCACTCTGGCATCGGTTGACTTTACAAACTTTATTACACGAGCAGAGGGACATTATGTCGTAGGTCTAGCTTATTCAGGTGGAACTGCTGGAACTACAGTAACAGATGGACAAAATGCAAATGGATTTTCAAACTGGGTAATCATCCGAAATCGTTTTAATGATCCTACTCTAACGTCTTCTTACAATTACCCGAGCGGCATAACAGTTCCTTATCTGTCAAGACAGTATTTTGGTGGAACAGCTGCAACTGAAATTGCTCTTGGCATACAGCTCTATGGAGCTTCAAGCACACAGACATCAATTGGCTCTTCTGCAGCGCTTCTCAACTTAAATCACCAAACGCATGTTGTATTACGTATTGTCACAAGAGAGATGGATGGTGCAAGTAATTTACGGCCTGATAATACAAACTAGTAAGTGATTTATAGAGAAAAATAAAATTAAAATCTAATAATTAATTTTCCTAACAGAGTTTGCTTCTAGGAAAATTAATTACCTACGATAGAGAGACTATGAAAGTGTATACTATAATAACCCTCCTGGGAATATTATTTGTAATAATTGCCCTTTCTTTTCAATTAAAAAGAAAGACAGTTGAAGGTTTTGATACACTGCCGGATTCGCCATTAACAGCGCAATATAAGGCACTTGATAAGAAATACACAAATGATACTACACGCCGCTACAACTATGTAAGTGATGGCATGAATGATTTTATTGGTGGCTTGTGGGATCCGGGTTATGACAATGAGACTGTTATTACAAAGCAAATTCAAGACGCATTACAAAACGTGGCTGTAACAGGATCTACCAGAACTAAAAGTGGCAATGTACTGGTGCCTAAAACGGAAAAGAATACACACATGCCCCATTCATATGTGCTTGATATAATTAAAGGATGCGAAGCGATTAAGATCAATGTTGCAACAATGAGTGACAATGATATTACAAACACTTGTGCAAAATTAGATGATCCGACAAATGGACAATGTGGATTTTGTTTGAAGAATGGTGTAGATAGCAAAGGTAAAAACCAAGTTGGAGGTCTATATTTTAGTAATTATGATCGTTATAACGGTGATCAACTGCAAGCAAATGTAGATGCTGGATCTCGTCTTTTCAAACCCACTGTTGGAATCTGCGACACTCAGAATTTTGTAACAACAAGTGCACGATGCAAGCGCCGCATTAATGAGATTCTGTGTGAAGCAAATGGCGGTCTTCCTCAAAGAAGTCCTGAGACAGGAAATGGATGCGGCCAATGTGTGCAACAGGGTCTAAAATTCATGTTTAATGGTGATAAGAAAAGAACATTCACAGCAATTTTACATCTGCTCGTAGATGGACAGATTCAGATCACTTTCAATCCTTCAAATACACAGGTTCCGAGCCTGCAAGTGGCTGATATGAATAGAGGTCTACGTTATGTTCAGTTTATCTTTGAAAATGTGACTGAAAATGATAATTTCACATTAGTTAACCAAGGAAATACGACAAACATCATTGCTGGACAATGGAAAAATCCTAGTGGAAGTCGTGACCTACCGTTCTATGAGTCAATCACAGATAAGACAAGTGTTTTCATTGGGGGTAATATTAATAGCACGCTCATTCAAACAACAATTCCACAAGATAAGTTATTAAATTTCAGAATTGGAACACTAACAGTAAAAGCAACACAAACAGGAGCGGCAACAATTAACGGCTTTTCTGGCACGGGTGGTTTATTTAATATTAATCTTCAAATTCCGGGTTATTTGGGTGAGCCTCTTTATGATGAAGATGCAACTACATGCCCTACAGGTGGAATCTTAGGCACACCGCAATCTATGATTCTTAACAAATCAAATCCTTGCTTTTCAGATGATCCCTCTGCCCCTCTATCACAGAAATGCTTAGCAAATCTGTTCTCAGCTGCGGGTGGTAATACATTTGGCACAGGATATCCTATAAATACAGCTAAAGCAACACAACTTCTAGGAGCAGCTGGCACTAACACAGATATAAATGTAGTCATGTCATTTTTAAATGGACAATATGCAGCTGCAACTACAGGTATTGCTACAAATGGAAATACGCTTCAGATAAATGAAGTGAATGCAGCCTCAATGTATATGTTAGGTATTGAAATTAGCAACCCGTGTGATATTAATACAACATCTGGACCTTTATCTGTTCCCTGTCTTCAGCTCCTCTATGATAACAAAGCTGATAAATATGGACCGACCTATACAAATACATTTGGTGCTTTTACTTCTTTCTGCAATAATAAGGGAACTGCATCACCAATAGATAAAAATGGAAAAATAAACACACAAGCTGTTACAAATGCACTAAAAGCAATACCTGCACCCGGAACAGGATCCTCTTCAGCAGTTAATTCAGTTCAAAACTATTTCAATAAAATTCTAACAAATGCAAACATGGCTGCGAATGCTTCAAATTCGGAGATTGTCATGGATGCTTTAGCGGCATGTTATGGTATTAATATTCCTAACCAAGGACCTGAACAAACCAAATGCGACCAAAATCTGCTTGGATTATATGATGTATCGCAGGCCAATACTAATAATATAAATTCGAACCGTATTGTCTTTCCCAATGTCCAAACAATGGGTCCTATGGCAGATGTAGATTTAATAATGGTTAAAAATGGTGGAACAATACAAGTCAATCAGAATACAATTGCTACAACTTCTTATTCTGAACCGGGTGTCTATACAAGTGTTCTGTGTAGAAATGCAATTTCTATTAATTTTTGGGTTAAACCTGGAAATCCACCCACAAATATGGGTGTGAATTTCTTTCTTTTTGATTTCAGACCTACACTTAATGATACATATATGTATTCACCGGGCGATGGTTCGTTAGGATCATTCTGGAACACAGGAAATATGCTTTTTATCGATGGAGTAGCTGCAAAGACATGGAAGTCTATTTTGGATAATAAATGGCATTTAGTAACAGTTAATTTGGCCAAACCGTATACAGGTCTCTTAAAGATGTTTAATTCAAATGACGGATATGGAGCCATGAATTGTGAATTCGGTCCTATTGGAATCTATCAGCAAACAAGACAACAGTCCGATATTTTAGCTGATTTTAATGCCAGACCTACATGGGCACAAACACCCAATTTTATGGGCTATTTCTATCAAGGATGTTTTGGGGATTCATGGGATCGTGCATTACCTTATTACAGTGGACAAGTTAGTTCAGTCATACAATGTGCTCAGATTGCATCAAATATGGGTATGAACAGCTTTGGTGTTCAGTATTTTGGCCAGTGCTGGACGGGTAATTCACCTATTCATGACTACACACGATATGGAATTGTCAACGGTTGCCCGCCTCTTGGAGGTGGATGGAATAATCAAGTCTATGTAAATACTGAAATGCAAACAAAAGGATTTCCTTGCAAGGTTTTGGGTGGATATGGTATGGGTCCTTGGGGTGCAGGTTCTCGGTTTGTTGATAACAGTGCATATTGGATTTGGGATGATCAGAATGCAGCATCGAATACAGCAGCTGGTAAATGGATCAACTTCAATCTTCAAATTAATGTAGATGTTCCTTGCTATGCTGTTTTCCATTTGATTGTGGATGATGAAGGTGAACTCTTTGTAAATAGTGTATCTCAAGGTCAAATTACGGGAGGTGGTTGGGGAACAACAAATTATACAAAGAGAAATATTCAAATACCTTCAGGACAAGTTAATTTAAGAATAAAAGCCAAAAATAACGGCGGACCCGCTGGATTATTGGGTTCTCTTGTAAGAGCGGATGGTGTTGTGTTAGCTCGGACGGATAGAACTTGGAGCGTAACTTATTAAGCCCTGGATTATAGAATAAAAGAAAACTTCCTTTAAAAAAAAGCAAGTTCCCTTTTAGAGTAGGATGAATTCAGACTATACAAAATTTCTTCTAGTTTTCTTTGTTTTGACCGCTCTTTGCATTGGTCTATGGATGCTTCAATATATGGCCAGTAAGAAATCACCATTACTTGAAGATTTCATGGATGACCAAACATTTGCAGCCCAAGTAAATTTCATTGATAAAAAGGTTGCTGCTGCAAAAGTCGGTGATGCTGCTCTCGATATTCCAACAAATCCCAATCCTCAGAACACAATTGTTATGCCAAATGCAAAAGATGTTAAAAAAGCAGTTGAAGATATTGATTTATTTGTAGAAAGACAAGAACCTAACACTGAAAATTGGTTTACCGATGTGTTCACTTCACCCATTTATCTGCAAGATAAGGCATGTAGGGCAATAACATCAGTTTATAATCTACCAAATGATGATTCAAAGCAGAGAATTGATTGTGGTTGGATGTTTAATCCAAATGGACAAAGCGCTTCTGTTCTTTGTTCGCCATGGGGACCTGTTTTTAACTTTTCCCAAATGGATTATCCCTCAAGCGAATATAAGTTTACCTGGAGTAAAAATGAAGCTATCCGATTGGAAGAAGTTAAAAAGTGCGCGCAGACAACTCAATGCGAATTACTTGAACCGGGTAAAGGATGTGGATTTTGTCCAGCTTTGAGTCGTGCAATACCTGCTTTGAATGATGGTTCTTCTAAATATACTGGATCTGATCAATGCCCCTATCTTGCTATAATGGAACCTAGTAAATGTTACTTACCTGTCAGCCAAGGTGGTGCAGGATTATCTGACGGTAGCGGCTCTTGCACTCCTGATGCTCAAGGGAAATTAAGCAAGGTTTGCTTAACTGCATTAGCAAAACAGGCAGGATGCACAGATAAAGGCACTGTTTTACAAGCTCTAGAAGATAATTCAAATCCTCAAATGTCTAGTCAGAAAGTTAAAGATGTAGCGTCTGTTTTACAATCGTATCAATTTTCAATCCCAACTGGTGTTCTTTCAGATGGTTCTGTTTCTATAAGTGATGCATTAATGACATATTGGAATATGTCATGGCAATCTGTTGCAAGTCCTAATGTGCGTGTAAGGGGAGCTGCTGGTAATTTATGTTATGGCAGAAACTTTGATCCCTGTGACTACGATGACAGCGATGTTGCTCAATTCCCGCTAAATTGCTTGCAAAATCTATATTATAGTTCGGGATGCCAAAGCAAGGGTCTTGATTTCCCTACAGTTGACAATCTTGCAAGTTTCCAAGGTAAGTCGTGGGGTCAGATTAAGAAAAATCTGAATTCGCTAATTGCTAAAATGACAAATCCCAGTGGATCAGTATCGCCAGCTGATCAAAAAGATGCTTTGCAAAGATGCATTGGAACACACTTGCGCAGAAGAGCCATTACCTACTGCAATGAGCTTGGCTTATCGATCAAGATTTATTTTATGGACAATGGCGTATGGAATTTTTTCGGACGTTATATTGTTACAAATGAATTTTTCCTGCTTAGAAATGAATCTACATTCTGGGATTCATTGCTCGTTTTTAATTCTCCTTTGACTCAAGGCAAGAATATTCTGTTAAGTCTTGAAACAAATATAAATCCTAATTCACAGACTACATTAAATTACACGCGTATAGGAAATATTACGGATTCTATAAATTATAATGGAACAAACGTTGCTGCCAAATACAATACTTGGATTTCTCAAGATCCGGTTGCAAATTTGCAGGTCACTCCGAATAATCAAGAAAATCAGAATTTACAGGCGAATATTCAATTAACACCGGATCAATACACGCAACGTAATTCAATTTGGTATCTAGCAGATGGTGCTGCAAATCAACCAGATATTAATATCTTCCGCTTACCAATTGAACGTAGAAGCCCTTTGATTAATATAGTCATGAATCAAGGGGATATCAGTGATATCACAAATACTGTCCAACTAAATATTATTAATTTATCTCCTACATCACTGGGCAATCAATCGTGCACTTTATTTAATGGTGGTGGCTACATTCAAATTAAGGATTCATTAAGAACGCAAGCTTTCCGCTCATATACAAGTATGATATGGTGTTCGCAACCTGGTTTATTTCCGCGTGTTTGGTCATTTTCTGTTGGCCAGCAACAATCTTATTGGTATTTCAACTGGGGAGCGGGATGGAACGGTAAAGGATGGGGATGGCAACAAGAAGTATATTATGCTCGGAATTACGGATCTTCTACCATTGCAATTGGTTTAGAAATGGAATATAATGGAACTGGAATCTTTACACAAATCAAGAATCCTAATGCAACATTAGGACCTGGTGGACAAATTCCTCTAAATACATGGAAACACGTGACTGTTGTAATGAGTGCAGATTTTACAACAGCAACAACATATGTTGATGGACAATTAGTTGGAACATCGGCTTCAACCACAAATCCGGATGTGATTACAAATGACAACTTTATTGGATATGCATTCCCGGGTGAAACATCACCTTTCAATGGTGGTATGCAGTGGTTCCGTGCTTTTGACTATGCATTAACACCGGAAGATATTGCGCAGGATATGGATGATGACTGGTAAACAGCCTAAAGCTGATTTAGTGGTTAGGCCCTTCAATTTATTTGAACTTTATGACTTTGATGATAGTATTTTATTCTGTCATCTAATTTCATTGTTTCAGAACCAAATAAATAAAAAATTGCTTCACCCCATAAAGGCATATCTCCCCATCTTCTTTTATAAATCATTTCACTTGCATCAACTTCTTTTATATACTTCATAAATATTTCCTTCTCAAGTATTTTTTTAAGAGAAAATCCAATTATATTTGTATATGGTCCTCCAGGTTTTTTCTCAACATTCCATTTTTCTTCATTAAAATTATTTTGTTTTAAAAAATTTAATGAAAATTTATTTAATCCAAATGTAACACGTTCAGCATCATCCTGTGTTTTACCAGAAATAAAAGTAATGTTTTGCAACTCTAGCAGAATTTGATCAATTTTAAAATCAATAAAGCAATCTTCATCGATTCGTAATAAATATTCATAATCATTTACATAATTCCAAAAATCAACAAACCAAAATGAACACATATGTCTGTATCCCAATCCTAAATTAGAAAAATCACCTAAGTTAATTTTGGATTTTTCCTTCTTAAATGCATATGCTGAAATATTTATAAATTTTATTTTTAATGAAAGAGACCGACTCTTAATATATTCTTGATGCTGATCTAATATATTTCCTTCATGAAAAATTAGAATATCAATTGATTTATCAAGTAAATTTATTTCAATATGTTGATTTCGTTTTACTAAATTTTCATAATGGGCCTCATGTGAATATCCTCTTGTTAGAACTGCAATACACGATTTATTTTGCATACTATATTACACATTTTCCATTTTAAATGTAATAGGTTCTTGCAGAACGGCAAAATCCAATTTCTTAATAAGAATTGTAAAAGGCAATAGATTTTCCTTCTGCCATTCTTCATCTGAGCATACATCTGGTTCTTTGTGCCCGTATTCCCAGCATCCATATGGTGCTAGCAGAGAGATTGGCCATTCCTTCAAAACAGTCTCCTTATTTTCTGTTGCAGAACTCTTTAGGGAATCAAAATCATATTTCTTGAACTGGGTTACAATTTCCCTAATTACAGCAGGAAGACTTGGTTGACGGTGACAGTAGAGAAGAAGCCAATTGATTGCAAGATCCCGAATAGCTTTCTGAGCATAGAAAACTCTATGAAGAGCAAGACCCACTTCTTCCTCTGTCATAGTTAACAAATCAAACTCTTGTATGCGCAGAGCGGTTGACATAAATTCAGATTTCATTAAGCTTGTGTATGTTCGTCTTCCATTGACTTTATTTTCCATAATCCGAATTTGATCTGAAGAAATTAAATGTGTTGATAAAGGTGTTAGCAGAGTTGCATCCCATATAGAATGCTGCTGGCAAAGTTCTACACTACCTTTATTTTCCGCATGGGCTTCTGGATTAAGATAATACAAATAATGAACTACACAATCAAATAGTGTATTTTCCGGATAGGCTTCCATTCTTGTTTGAAAACCGACCGGTTTATAAAACCAATCTACCGATGCAATCCGATTATAAATAACATCTAAGATAACTGCGCACCCGGCTTGTGACGGAGGAAAAATTAACTTACAAAACTCGTGGGTCATCTAAATATTCAGCTTAAGAACTCTTTAGACCTGCAAAAGTAATATCTGAATTCATTACAACTATTCCAGTGCCAGACCAATGCCCATATTTTGTAAAATCATATTTTGTATCTTTTATACTTCTCCAGAGTCTATCCATGCTTTCTTTTACAACAGGATCTGGATGATTTGTAATATCATCTAAAATTACTAAACCACTAAACTTTAACTGTTTTAGCTTTTGAAGTATTTTGCGTTCAACGACTTCTAAATGATCAATGTCAATCATTACAATTTTAACTCCCTGCAAGAATTCCTCAGTTAAATCATCCAATACATTTTTAATATTAAATACAATATTTTTTTTTGAGTATATTTTATGATTGGGTTTTGAAATAGTATCTATAATATCATAACTTATTACTTGATTTGTTTCATTATGCGATAATGCAATTGCGCTTCTTCCATGATAAGTGCCAATATCCAAGATAGTTATATTCGAAAAAAACGTTGATAAATAAGAATATAGTCTGTATTCTTGCTTTCCGGATATTTCTTCATATAAATCATTATAAACTAAAAATTCTTGATTTTGTAAAACAAAACTATCAAGGATCTCATTCGAGATTGGAATGATCATATTCAATTATTTTGAATTATTATTTAATCAACAAACGAATGTATTGTAACGCCTAATAACTTCTTCTTATTCTTATGCTTAATGCACATTAAAAAAACCAGAAATTCAGGATTTTTTAACTTGTAATCTTTTACCAACTTATTGAGAATTTTTCCTAGATTCTTTTTCATTTTTGATCTATTCATCTATAGCTTCCTATATTTAAATCATACTCCATTATTTGGGCCAGAATTTTCTGCATTTTCTTGGGTCTGTGCTTCTTGAGCGGCAATATTTGCATTTCTTGCAGCGGCCAAATTACGGGCTGCTGCATTTGCATTAGAAACTACGTTTCTAGCAGCAGGAGCACCCAAGTTTCCAGCACCTACGTTTCCAGCAGCAGGAGCACCCAAGTTTTCAGCACCTACGTTTCTAGGAGCAGGAGCACCCAAGTTTTCAGCACCTACGTTTCTAGGAGCAGGAGCACCCAAGTTTCCAGCACCTTCTTCACTGACAGGGGCTAACCCCAGGTCCGGGGAAGCAGAACCTTGCAACCCCAGGTTTGAGGAAGCAGAACCTTGCAACCCCAGGTCCGGCTCAACACGTGTTTCAGCAGCGCCCACTAAACCCGGCGGTAAAGCAGCTGATGCTGAAATATCAGGTCTAGCTCTCAAATTGGGCGCCAGTTCAGCTAAATCTACACCCTGTTCTCTTTGTCTAAATGTGGAAGAAGATGTGGCAATATCGATCTTATAATCGGGATCGTATAAAAACATGGGCCCACCTCCTTTAATTACGTAACATGTTTTTGATCCATGTTCGAGAGCATTTAACATACAATCAATCGCAGAATCCTTCATGACTGCAAATACCTGTTCGCTTAACTTCTTTTTTGTCATCATGAGGGTATAAATAATCTCATCAGTTGTCAATCCCTTATCACGATCAATAATGGTCGTATCTACTTTTCTTTCCCTTTTTGCAACCTCAGAGAAGCGCATTACATATGTGAAGACATCAACTGTTCTTTCTGCTAGAGGCAAATCTTTATGGGAGCAAATTCTGATTGCACGTCCTTGCACCTGTTCTAACCGAACATAATTCCAAAAAGGCTCCATGATATGAACTTGACGAACATTCTTGAGTGAAATGCCTTCAGCACCAGATTGCGTAATCATAAACATCTTGCAGATCTTACCTGTAAAATTATTAGGCTGTCCACCAGATATTATGCGAAGTTGTTTTTGTAAACTAGAAGGTAGTTTCTTAATATCCCAGTTGAAAATATCGCGTAAAATTTCACGCTTATCTTGTGCATCATCACCGGAATATAAAATAAATCGTTCTTTACCTTTGTTTTCATCCTTAGTTACTGCTTCTGCAAGTTTCCATATACTCCCCTCGGATGTGACCTCTTTCTTGATATCAAGACGAACATATCCCGGTGCTTCTTGATATTCACAAGCAATACCAAAGATTCCCAATCCTTCAAGCGTCTTGAAATTTGAATAAATTAAGGCAGGTCCTTTACTCTGTCTAACGCGCTCCAGAATGGCTGCATATTTCGGTGAATATTCTGCTAGCTTGCCCGGCACAAAGATCTCCGCCGCTCTGCTTCTCAACTGCTGTAAACTTGCTTGAATCTGTTCTCCATATTCCATTGCTGCTTGGGTAACTTCTCTATCAAGCATAGCCGTTGCTTTTTGTGCAACTTGTTTCTGTTCAGCTTCCTCCTTCGAATCTTCCTCGGATAAAAAAGAATCAAGACGGACTGCTCTTGTATTGTGGCTTTCTTCAACAACCGCCGCCGCAGCCAATTCTTGGGCTTCTGTTTCATCACCTTCAGCTTCGCCTTCTTCCCGAACTCCGAGCAAGGCTGCTGCTTTCTTTGAATCTCTCGGCGTAGGTCTTGTGATTCCATCCGGAAACACAAAATTGCAAGCAGCACGACTAAAGATCTTGAAGGAAGAATTCACTGATTTTGTTGCCTGCGTATACGCATCTCCATACAGAATCGCAAGTCCCGCGACAACAGGCGGTCCTTCAGTTTTTCCTTTATCTGTTTCCGTGTCAATTTCTTCCTTTCTTAGTGCTTGATATTTAGACAGTTGCCAATCTGACATATCCAATGTCACTACTTCATCCTTTGTGACGGATGCAACAAGTTCTTTCTTTGAACCTTTATAATATGATATTAATCCTGTAAGACGTCCTTTCAATGCAATATCGTTCTGAATTTTTAATTGCTTGCGATCAACAAAACTTTCAATAAATTCTTTTTCTGTATCGGGTAGCTGCATAAGAGCAACAAATGTAGGATCGCCGGAGATATTCGCTTCCCCTATAAAGGGTGCAACACGATTGAACCATGCAGATAAATTGCGTTCTCTGTCCATCTGCTCATCATCTTCTCTTTCCTCCATTCGCATAAATCCCTTTAAGGTGCCATTTGCATCAATTACCTTTGTAAACGCTGAAGGAACAGGTGAAATTGTTAATTGTAAATAAGAATTATCTCCTTCTTTGACTTGCTCGTATTTATAAAAATCAACTTCAGGATGCTTCTTCATTGCTTCTTCTAGCTTGGCTGTATTAATTGCCGGATTTAATGCAATTTTTGCTAGACGGCGATCACCTGCCAAAATATTTGCAAGAACTCCAATCTCATGCGGCTTATTAATAATGGGTGTGCCAGAAAGTGCAATAATTTTGCAACCTACTGCATTACATAGTAAACGATAAAGTCCATACATAATTCTATATTTTTTGGGCGTGCCGCAGAAAGTTCCTTCATAATTAGGCTGACGAGGTTCAAGCTTGAAAAACTGTTCAAGACCAGAACCAACAATACCACGAACAACGTTGTGCACTTCATCTATAACAACAACTGCTCCATCAAATAAGTTCTTAGGTGTTGTAGCTGCACTACTGGCTCCTCCTGCCTCGGGTCCGCAGATCCATTCACGAATCTGTTTTTCTCTTAATCCGTTGTAATTAATAAACTGAAAACGTGCCGCCATATGCGCCTCAATCTGCTTTTCAATTTCTTTCTGCTCTTCTGCAGATAATGAACCAAAATTAACAGGTCCAGTAGGATTTGCAACCCAGAATGTGCGCAACTTATAATTTGCAAATTTATTCAATATATAATCAGCAGAAAGACCATATGTATCTGTTAGGAATATAAACTGAGAACTGCTTGTATCAATTTCATCCTTGGCATCATGAAACTTCTGTTGAACCAAAGGAACTTGAACCTTTTCCCAGTTATTATCTTTTTTGAAGGCATAATATCCACAGAGTGATAATTCTTTCTTGTAGTTTCCGGAAAGACTGGCAGGAGTCATCACAAAAATCTTACGCATGCCGCCAAAACGAAGAGCCTCTTCTGCCGCAATACTTGTGCATGTTTTACCAGAACCAAGGCCATGGTAAACTAGTAGACCGCGATAAGGTGAACCCTTTTGCATATAATCGCGCACAAATTCTTGGTATTTGAAGTTCTCAACAGTGGATGCCGATACTCTTGAAAGTTCCTTGCATGCATCTCCAACAGGATCAGGATTGGGTTTCTTTAAAATATAACTACTATACGTATCAATAATAAATGTATGGATTGCTTGTCTTGTTGCCGGCATGAAGATTTTTTCTTTGGGAGACACACGAATGGGCGATTGCGTGACTTTTGTTTCTACGGATGATTTGATTCTTTGGAACTCAGCATTGTTTACAGCTTCTTCCGTTGCCTCTTTGTTTTCAGCACCAGCACCTTCAGAAGCAGCAGCAGCACCAGCAGTAGCAGCAGCAGCACCAGCACCTTCAGAAGCAGCAGCAGCACCAGCAGTAGCAGCATCATCATCGTCTGCAAGAAATGATGCAAGGCTTACATTTTTTTTAACAGCTTTAGCTAAAGGTTTTTGAATAATAGTAATTGCATTTCCTCCTCTTTTGCTATCTTCCGGCACTGACGGTGCAGGAGCAGAACTAGAAAAAATAGAAGAGAAAACGGATGCTGCAGGTTCCTGCCGAATAGCCGGCTCAGCAGTAGACTCATTAATTTTCAAATCTACAGAAGGAACTGATTTAGGAACAAGGACAGCTGCAGCTTTTTTTTTCTGTTCGGCTTTTCTTTTTGCTGCTACTAGAGTTTCATCACCAGCTAACTTTTGAAGATCAATGATAGGAACTTCTTTTGTTTGTTGCAATTCAATTTTGGGAGCAGTATACACTTTTGATATTGAAGGTCTGCCACCTGCTCCTTTTTTAGGAGGTAAAGCGGGATCTGGAGCGCTCATTCTAATTGAGGCAAAGGATTACTTATGCTGGAAGCAACTCAGAGAATTAGACCAACAGCAACTAATGCTAATCGCGATGCCTCCTGTTCAGCCTCCAATTTCTTTCGACTAATTGCTGAAGCAAGAAGCGTCTTATTTGGTAAGAATACTCCAATAGTATATATACGATCATGTTGCGGTCCCTCGACATGAATCTCTTCATATGTGGGAGGTGTGTGATACTGTGACTGAAAATACTTCAAAAGCTGATCCTTATAATTGTGATTCTCCGAAATGACCTTAGCAAAATTTACATACTGATGCATGATACTAATAATCCATGAATAACACACTTCAAAAGCTGCCCCCTTTCCGGCAATTAAATCAGTATTTCTAAAAAGTGCACCAATCCAGGCTTCTACCATAGATCCTAGTAATCGTAAATTTTCACGTCCCTTGCAGATTGAATCCACATGGCGGCTCATAATTAACCATGGACCCATTCCCATTTTCTGTGCAAGTAAGCCAAGATGATCATTATTTACTAAATTCCCCCGAAGAGTAGTCAAGAATCCTTCACCTTCACCTTCATATCTATCCTGCGAATAGAGAGCAACAACGCAGTTTAATACGGAATCACCCACAAATTCAAGTTCTTCATTATGTGCCTTTTGCAGAGGCAAACATTCTTCAGGTCTTTCTGACAATTGAATGATTTCTCCATTTGGTCCGGGTGTTCCAGCAGGTTTTTCAACATATGATTTATGAACACATGCTTGTTGAAACAATTTAAAATCCAAATTCTTGGGCAACTTAACACCAGGTCTCTGCAAGAAACGCAAAATTTCAGATTCTGGAATAATTTTATTATTGGGGTTCCACGGCGTTATGACTTTCACAACGGCGTGATTCTGTTCCGAAACAGATGCGGGGATCTTTGCCTTATGGGGAGCTAATACCATTTATATTTAATTCGCCGATTTTTTTTAAATGCTTCACTGCGTTTCACTTGTTTCTACTGCGTTTCACTTGTAGAGCCAACCCAGTCATTCTGATCAAATGTCGGTGCAAACATTCGTTCCAAACCAGGAGTCCATTTTGAAAAACTATCATACTTATAAAATCGGTCACCAGCATAATCAACCACTCCAGTCTTATCAAAAAACGGATCTTGCATCTTCGGTGCATCAAAATTCGGAGACACTGTCATTGCTACTTTCTGATCAGTCAATCCCAAATTTACAGCCTCAGCCACCGTAGGAACATGCTCATCTTCAAATTCACTATCTGACTTCTTTCGCTTAGGTATCAAACCTGTTACTTCGAATTCAATTCCATTGCGCTTTTCGAGCACAGGCTCCCAATCCGGATCATCAGCATATAATTTCTTAACAAGCACAGACACATCATCTTTATTATGATTCATGAGATCTTCTGTTTTCCTAGGTGCATACTGCTGGAGAATTGATTTTTCGCGCTCATCTAATTCAACAGTATCTTGCGGTGCTCCCTCATCTCCGCTAATAGATGAATAAAACGGCTCTGTCACAGTGCCAGTGAATCCTTCCATTCTCTTTCCATTCATAACCCTTTCCTGATCAGTCCTACCCTCCGAATTGAAAGGTAGCTGCGACCAATCCCATTGCCTCTGAGCAGTTAGAGCATTGATTGTTGTCCTTTCCAATTGATTCCTCTTCTCCTTCTCTACCTGGAAAACCCGGGAAAATTCATAATCATCCAGCTTCTTGATAGGTGTCATAGCATACGTTTGCTCATCGACTACCGGAACATCTGTTTCCCATCCTCCTGTTGTAGAAGGCACAGGTCCTGCATCACCTCTTGCAGGAGATACAAAAGAGCATTCCAGACCCTGCGAAGCTAAATATTTGTAATACTCCAAGTATGAATCAAGAGATGTAAAAGGTTTAGGGCCAGGATAAGATAAAATGGTGTTCATCGCACCATATACGGCTCTTTCAGGGCATTTTAATTCTAGCACAGAATCCAAACCAGATTGACTGGCGCTTTTATTTACATCAATATTCTGACCATAGGTAGGAAAAAGTGATAAATGTGTTTTACTCATCAGATAAAGAAAAATAAAACATCCAAATAAAAGTATTCCGAATAAAATCGGTCCAGTCATCCCTATTAAAACCCTTGACTTAAATTAGAGATATGGTAAAATCCCGGAGTAACAATAGAAATAATAATCGCCATCAAAGAACACGCCGAATTGTAAACATGATGATGAACAGAAATAATGTAGCTACAATTCATGTCAAGAACAAGCAAGATATGAAAAAAGTAGATGATATGCTAATGGTTCCAAATGTTAAAGTATTTGTCATGTTTCAAGCGCCATGGTGTCACCATTGCCAAAAACTCAAGCCTAAATGGCATCAGTTAGAAAATCTTCCTTCCAGAAATGTTAGTATGGTTTCAGTGCCCGTTGAAAAACAATCATTAAGTCAAGTTCTCAAGGATGTTCCAATTGATGGCGTTCCAACTGTGTTAGAAGTAATAAATGGTGTAGCTAAACCTGTAAGCCCGGAAAAAGTGAATGATATTGCAGCAATGGCAGAGGAAATGTCTCGTCCTAGCAATGTTCCCATTGATCAACCGGCTGTTCTTGCAGAAAATAATAAAACAACAATTGCAGCGTCTGAAGAGAAAGAAGAAGAGATTGAACCTAGCGAAGAAGTGTCAAATCAGAAACAGGTGCCTACGCAGGCAATGGAAACGCTTGTTGAGGAAATTAATACTCAATCAAATAATAAAACTGCTGGAAACACAAATGGCTCAAGAGCAAATAACGTTGCTCGGAACTTAGCAGCTGTTCCAGAACCAGTTGAGGCGACAGAAATAGAAACTGTTTCTGCAGAGGTGCCTGTAATTACATCCGAGACACCCAAGTTGGTAGCACCAGTTGTTGATTTGAAAGCTCCTCAGGAAATTGAAGACAGTTTCCTTAAAAATGCACAAAAAATGACTTCATTCATGGAAGTTGAAGCCGAGAAAAATATCGAGGAAGCAAATCAAGCCATTGCGACTAGCAAAGGAGCAGGACAACGAGGCGGTTCATACAAGAAGCAGGGAAATCTCCTTAAAATGCTGATCAAGCTAGGATCTCCTGTCTTCAAGAGAGGACAAACCCGCAAGATTAAGAAGTCAAAGAAGTAGTCGGTTTAAAATTTGAAAGACTTTCTAACAGCAAGTAAGTTACAAGAAGCACAATGTCTTCAGAAGATATTGTTTTCCAAGCACTAGAATTTATTGGCAAAGATGCTTTTGAAGAATTTGAAGTCAACGGTGAAATACGAAAAAAAAATACTGGATATGTCGTGCAAGTGCACGGTCTTACAGCCAACGGCAAAACTGTCTGTGCAAATATCTCTGGTTTTCGTCCCTATTTCTTCGTAGAAATTCCAGCAGAACTCGACTCAAGGCATGGCCGTGCCAACTTCAAGAATGCAGTTAAAAATTCATTCAACGCCAATCAGCAAAATCAGATACAAATCAGTGATAACAGAAAATTAAAAACACTCTATGATTTTACAAACGATAAAGAAATCTCAGTTTTTGAACTTTCCGCCGAGACAAAGTCCGTCTGGCAAAAACTCAAGAATCTTTTCCTAGACAGTTGCTGCGAACCACTTCATTTCACTGTTGAAGGCAAACCTATAAAATTCACAATCTATGAAGCCAACATTGATCCAATGCTCCGACTGTTTCACGCATCCAATATTAGTCCCTCGGGATGGATACGAGTCAAAGATTATTCTATGCTAGAATCTGAAGATCTAGTTGCTGATCTTTATTTTGAAACCGACGTCAGTGATATCGGACCCGAGCAAGTAGTTGCCGCTGCACCCTTTAAGATCATAAGTTGGGATATTGAGTGCATGTCAAGTCACGGCGACTTCCCTGTGCCGAAAAAAGACTACAGAAAGGTTGCCCGAGAAATCGTCGAAGGCAAACTTACAATAGACGAAATCTATGATGAACTACCTATTGCTCTAACATGCAAGAACACAAAGCATTTCTCAAAGATCTATCTCAAGCATGAAGTTCAAAGTTTGGAAAAGTTTAATGGACAGAAGTCAAAAATCGCAGAAGCTCTAAAGTTGGATGCAAAGAACGAGATCAAGACGGATAAGATAACTGCAATCTTGGATAAATGCCTTCCTCCAATTGAAGGTGACCAAGCAATCCAGATTGGTATGGTAATGTGGGTTCAAGGCAAGCCCATAGAGAAATGGATTTATGTGCTAGGAAGCTGCGATCCAGTGGCGGCAGGAGATGATGGTATTCCCGTTCATACGCACTCATTCGGCTCTGAAAAAGAGATGATCGCCCGTTGGTTTGAAAAGATTGGAGATGTTAATCCCGATATCTTGATTGGCTATAATATCTTTGGTTTTGACGAAAAATATTTGTGGGACCGGATGGAAGAGCTTGGAATCATTGAGAAGGGTAATAAAAAAGAAAATGACATTTTAAATTCTGTGCTAGGATCTTATCTTTCACGCGTCAAGAAGGAAAAGGTTCATTTGAAGGAGCAGAAAATGAGCTCAGCTGCGATGGGTGATAATAAGTTCTATATCCTTGAAATGCCGGGTCGCTTGCAGATTGATTTGCTACCTTTTGTTCGACGCAATTATAACTTACAGTCCTATTCACTCGATTCCGTCTCCAGTCATTTTATGGCGGGAGATCTGAAGGGGTTAGAGCAACTTGATGGACAAATCAAGATTATAAGCAAGTCTACAAAGGGTCTTCGTATTGGCCGCTGGGTCGTAATTCTAGACTCGGAGAATGATAAGCTATCAAAGAAAATGGAAGTCATTGGCCTAACCGATAAGGAGATTCTGCTAAGATCCGAGCAGACTGTAGATGAGATCAAGGAAAACGGATTCCCTATGTTTTGGTGCATGGTAAAGGATGATGTTTCACCGCAGGATATTTTCAGACTACACAAAGGATCAGCAGGAGACAGAGCAATAGTGGCCAAATATTGTTTACAGGATTGTGACCTAGTTATGGATCTATTCAATAAGCTAGAAGTTCTGAGGACCGGTCAAGCAATGGCAGATGTCTGCTGTGTTCCAACAGGATATATCTATATGCGGGGACAAGGTATTAAGATTGAATCACTTATTTTCAAGGAATGCAAAAATGAAGGACGGCTGATCAAGGTGTTGCCAACAGAGGGATTTGATGAAGTGGTAGAGCTTATAAATGAGGGGGATGATGATTCAGAAGAAGAAAAAGAAGAGGAGGAAGATTCTTATGAAGGTGCAATTGTTCTACCACCCAAGACAGGAATCTATCTTGATGATCCAATTGCAACTCTAGATTTTGCTTCTCTATATCCATCCACAATTATTAGTGAAAATATTAGTCATGATACACTTGTTTGGGTCAAAGATTTCTTGCCTGATGGAACCGTCATCTTCAAGGAGGGTTCGGAGATGTATGATAACTTGCCCAATCTGACCTATGTGAATATTGAGTTTGACATCTTGAAGAACGATCCAACTGATAAGAACAAGCATCCGAAGAAGATCAAGGCTGGATTAAGAATAGCTCGGTATGTGCAGTTACCTAACGGACAGAAGGGAACGATTCCAAAGATTCTGATGAAGCTTTTGGCTGCCCGAAAGTCAACGCGCAAGCTCATTGAGACAGAGAAAGATGACTTTAAGAAGTCTCTGCTAGACTGCCAGCAGAATGCCTATAAGATTACAGCCAATTCGCTTTACGGTCAGCTTGGTTCTAAGGTTTTCAAGGTTGGCCATGTAGTTCTAGCAGCATCAACAACTGCCTATGGGCGGAAGCAGCTTATGTATGCAAAGTCAGTTGTAGAAGAACTATATATTCCAGTGGAACCTCCAGCAGGTTGGAAAGCCAAAATAATTGAAGAAATGCAGGCTGCTGCTTCCGAAAGAAAACGAATGAAAGGCCCCGCTGCGCATCTACAGGCGATCTCCTTGGCAGGGGAAGAGTATCTCAGGTCACTTTCTTACAGAGATTTGAGGACGGCCCAGAAGGGACAGCAGATGCTAGAATCCTCTTATTTCGTTGATAACAATCATGGATTTAATAAGTGGATAAAAGCTGGGAAACCAAAGTCTGATTCAGCGGATAAAGAAACCCGTTGCAACGCAACTTATGTATATGGAGATACAGATTCAGTCTTTATTAATTTTCAGGTTCCTGCAAAGGGTAAGGAGGCGCTCCAGCCAGTGAAAGATCTAGCAATTGAATCCGGTCAAGTGTGCACACAATCACTGAAAGCACCCCACGATTTTGAGTATGATAAGATTATGTGGCCATTCTGTCTCTTGTCGAAGAAGCGATATGTTGGAAACAAATATGAAGATGATTTGAATAAGCCTTCAATGACAAGTATGGGGATTGTAATGAAGCGTCGTGATAATGCACCAATTGTGAAGGTTATTTATGGTGGAGTGATTGATCGTATTCTGCAGAAGCATGATGTGATTGGTGCCTTTCACTTTGTCAAGAAAGTGGCTAAGGAACTCATTGATGGAAAGTTTGGAATGACGAAGTTGACGATTACTAAATCACTGAGAGCAGAATATGCAAATCCAGAGCGCATTGCCCATAAGGTTCTTGCAGATAGAATTGCTGCTCGTGATCCGGGAAATAAGCCGACTTCATCTGAGCGTATTGGATATGTCTTTGTAGCCACACCGAAAGGACAAAAAGATCCTGTTTTGCAAGGAGATCGTATTGAGACGCCGGCATTTATTCGTGCTAATAAGCTAACTCCGGATTATGCATATTATATCGAAAGACAGATTGCAAAACCAATTGCTCAGGTGTTTGCTCTAGTGCTGGAAAAGCTACCGGGATTTAAGATGCATGAACTTGGCTCAGGTCTTACAGAAGAGAAAATGGTTGCCAAGCGTCAAAAAATCGCTGAACGGTTGCTGTTCGGGGATCTATTGCGTGATTGGAAAAATACAAGAGGTGGTCAGCTTACAATTGCAAATCTATTTGCAAAAGCTTAACTTTATGCGCTTCTGAAAGAAGGGGGGCCATTATGATTAGGATGATGATTAGGATTAGGATGATGATTAGGATTAGGATGATGATTAGGATTAGGATGATGATGATAAGGATTACGACGACTTCTGCTAGGAGGTAAAGGTTCAATAAATATAGGTCTTCTATCTCGACTTCTGCTTTCAGCAACCCGTGATAGCCTTGATAAATTATGAGAAGCTCGCTGCCTTCCCGTATTCGCTAATGATCTTGTTTGAGATCTTGAATTCGTTGGCTTCACCCTTTTAGTGAAACCTCTTGTGCCGCTGATCTTTTGTCTTAACTGCTTATATCTTGATTCTGATCTTGATAAATAATTAGGATTTACTTTGACCATTCTATTTATCTGCGCATATTTTTACGGCTCTTTCTTGACTTTCTAGACTTGCGTGACTTTCTTTTTCTTTGCCTTCTATTTGCACCTCCCCAATTTTCATTATTATTATCACCACCTCCACCTCCACC